ATTATCAAAAGGGATGTTAGTTAATACTGTCGCTATATTCGCTTTCGTTGTGTCAATTGTAGCAATAACCGTTCCATTTGTTGAAAGCCCGTCATATAGAGTTATAATTTTTGAGTCTAAACTATTAATATCTACTTGATGTATTTCACCCGGTCCAACTTTTAATAAATAATTTCCGTTTGTCATATTAACTACTTTTGATTGAGAATTTTTTGTCCCCAATCTTGAAATAGAACCTACTAATATCTTCATACTTCCTGTAGCGTTTGTCCCGTTTTGATTTAAAACTTGAAAAGTTGGTTTTAAATGTAAAGTTCCAGAATTACTATTAGTATTCGCAATTAAAGTGTATACCAGATCCCCATTCATTGTGTACTGAGTAATTTTATTTGTAAAATAAATTTCATAAGTATTGAAGGAGACTCCCATATATTGAGAGCAATTAATACTATCACAAGAAGTATCTACGCCTAATCTTCTATTAACGCAACTTAATCTATTGCCTGAAATTTCAAAAAAGAATCCATTATAATTATCAAAAGCCCCGATTCTTTTTGTTGATGTATTTGTATCTTGGATTCTTACAATTGATCTGAACATGTTAGAATTTGCACCTTGGTATCTTGCTACTCTTCCAGAAGTTATCATTACATTTGCGGTAGTTGAGCTGTTAACTGATATTACACACTCTGAAGCGGTAACAACTATTGAACTATTATTACTTATCGGAGAAATCCAAAAATTACCATCTAATGCTGCCCCGTTGAATACCCCTCCAGCTAGTCGATAGGTTTCTGCTGTTCTTAGTTGGTTTACTAATGTTCCTTCTATTTCATTCCCATATTCATCTGTTAGCAAAATTTCTTGAGGAGATGTGCTAATTCTTGAATTAGCACTAGAAATCTGTAAAAATAATACAAAAACTAAAACAAAATAAAAAAATATTTTAACCATCATAATTTCTCCACAGCAATGCACAGGTCGCTAAATACAACATTAATTCCTGAACCTGTTCCGTTCGGACTTGTCCATCGCAAATTAAACCAATCATTAAGATTAAACAACCCTACATGCTCTAAAATCAAAAAACTATATGCAGCTGAATTAGAATGCTGAACATATCTTGTTGGAGATATTATTGATGCATCATTAACGCTTATCCCAGCTAATACCGTAGCGATATATGATGCTGTAGTAGTACTTATCTTGCACCAAACTCTAACTTTGTAGATTCCAGTCTTGCCCATCACAATATTGCCGGTAGGACCCAGAGAAACATTAAGCGTGGCTTCTTGTGTAACGGCATTAAGCGTTATTAGGCACACATTACCTGTAATAAGCACCGAGTTAAGAGTTACTGCACGCTGATGGAAATATCCATAAGCTCTAGAATTATCGTAAAAATAATTTGCGGTAATGCCTCCAGCAGCGGTTATCCCACCGTTATAATTATTAGTTACTGTTTTTGAATTAGCTAATCCGATAACTCTATTGGCATCAATGCTTAATTGATTAGCAAAAACAAAAGATTGAGCTGATATTATCACTAATATAAACAAATAAAATATTTTCATGAATAACTCCCATTTTAATATTTAGTCGCTAAAATATTGCCCGTAATATTTGCTGTTGCAGAATAATTATAAAAAGTAATTACGCAATTATTTGACTTAAAATTAATCAAATCTGTTCCAGAAGTTAAGGTATCGTTACTTAATAATGTGGTTCTATCAGACAAATACCATGCAACATTAGCAGTTGTTATGTTTCCCGTACTTTGCCAAGGAAAATAAAAATTTAAAGCTCCAAAATCGCCGATATTATCTATCTTATAATTAATGCTTGAGTTTGCTGTTATTTGCTGCGATTTCAATTCTGCCTGAATAGCAGTTGGGATATTATTATTCAATGTAGTTCGATTCGAATAACTACCAGCTTGAAATTTCGGAAGATAATCCGCAAAAAGCCCATTAGTTGCAACTATGAGCATGATTATAATTGTAATTAATAAGCTCTTTTTATACATTTTTTTATTTCCTTTTATTAAAATTGGGTAGAGCAATAAGCCCTACCCATAAAAACTTAACTTGCTTCTCCACCGCAAAGGCTCAAAAGATTCCATTTTCCTAAAGTAGAATCATAAATAAATCCAGCAATTGCAGATGTGGTATTTAATGTTACAACAGTATAATTTCCGATGCTGATATTTCCTGCAGTTGAAATAACGATATCATGTGTACTATTAACTGGTCTGATATATACGATATCACCATCATACACTTTTGAATATTTAGTATCCCCAGCAAAAATATTCATTGATACAAGCGTATCTACAGCAGCAGCGGCATAAGTATCAACCTTACAAAAACTTTCTTGTGGTACAAAATATCCAGCATCTGCAAGAGTATACGTTGATGATTTTTGCCCAGCTCCAGCAACCATTTTTGTTCTTTTTCCTACATCAGAACGAGAAATCACTCTGGAATCTACCGCAAAAGCTGAAGCACAAAAACATAACAAAACCAAACTAACTAATATTCGCTTCATTTCCCAACCTCCTTTTTATCGCCTTTCGGCATTCTCTTGTTATCATATTTTTCTACCCATTTTTCTTTTTCAAAAGCCTTGATATGTTTTTCATTAATAAAATCAGATTCAGGAACAACATTCCCAGCCACTAATTTTATAATTTTATTATTTTTCTCAAAATTAAATGGATGCAATACTTTAAATTCCATAATTTATCCCCCTTCTTTATAACGCCTCTCGTTAAACAAAATCATGGAGAGGCGTTAATTAAATATTAGTTTGTTAATTCTTGCACAGCAGCCACTACACCACTTGTTGATGTTCCAGAAAGGACTTTTGAACCAATCCTTCCTACAGCTCTATATGCTGTCTGGTCATAATCAAATTTTAAATCTCGGCTCATATCGATAGCCAAGTCATCAATCCCAACCGAAACCATAGATAAATCAGCAGCTATAATAATATCTGATGTCCCTCCAGTCCTTCTGTTAACGTTCCCAGAGCTTGCTAATACTTGCATTGTTGATGGAATTGCACTATTCACAATAAAATCATTACCATATGGCGCAATCACTCCAGAATTTACAAAATCAGGGAAAACAGAATTTCCAGCTGCATTCTTAATAGCTCCGAACGCATTTCTTACCTTTCTATTTGCCATAAAAGTTATATTGTTTGTTTTCTCGGAAATAGCAGCAATTAATGCAAGCAAATCCGCTTCTGTTATATCAACAAGTGCTTTTGATGTAACTCCAGCAGTTAACGTATCGAAAGCAATACCATTGAACGGGTCAGAATTAGTTGTTACAGAAAAACAAGGTACTGCTAAATCAACATGTCTTGCATTTGCAGAAGCAAACTGATTCATTAATGCGGTAACAACTTCAGGGCTTCTCATTTTAATGAGTTCATTAGAGATATAAGCCATCCCTCCATATCGGCTCATAGCAATAGTCGGGTTGCTGATTGTCGGTGTTTTATCACCGATTTGCGTAGATTCATCTGTAATTGTAGCAAAAGATACATCAACCATAATCGGATACAATTTGCTATTAAATACAACATTATTCCTGTTGCATTTAGATAGCATTTGGCTTTGTTCATAAGTCAATTGCATAATTTCTGATGCTACTTCTGTAGGGATAAGATATGATCCGGTTGTTGCATCAGTATATAATGCTGTTTTCATACTTAATCCTAATTGTTTCGCATCAGCGATATTCTGAGCCTTAACATCTTCGCAAACTTTATTTAAACTTGCTATATCCCCAACTAGCTTATAATACAAAGCATCAGCTACGGATTTTCTAGCATCTGACATCCCCTTATATCCTTCACTTTTACCAGTAATCATAGAAAAATATTTAACTTCTTCTTTTTCTTGTCCTCTTTCGAGCAATCCCTTAACTCCAGTAGATTCAAGAACAGCGTCTACACTAGCCTTCACTTTTGCTTCAAGTTTTTTCGCTTCTTCGTCTTCTTCAATAGATTTTGACGCTAATTTGCTTGCCTCGAAAGCTTTTTTTGCTTCAAGATAAGCAGCAGATAATTCTTCTGGAGTGGCTTTAACTTCTGTATCAGAAGCGATTTCCAGCATAGCCTCTTCGTAATTCATGCCTTTTTTTAATAATTCTAAAAACTTCTTTTTCATTTTTACTTCTCCTTTTATTTTATAAATTTTTTTGTTTTTGCTATAAAATCTACTAAATTAGATTTCGATTCCTCTACTTCCTGACTTTTCGATTTTTGTCTTGGTATTGTTTCTGATAGAGCTGATCCGTCAGCTCCAACGCCAACTAATGATATTTCGTGAATTAAAGCTTTAGTTAGATGCATCGGATTATTCTGGTCTTCATAATACCATCTTCCTCCTATAGAAAAAGCCCTTCCAAACCCTGTCATGTAAGCAGATACGGCATCTTTCACTTCATCGTTATATATTTGGTCTAACGGCCTTAATTTTAGTTTAGCTTTTAATCCAATGCTATCTTCTTCAAGCGATACCCAATTCCCAGCGATCATTGCCGCTGAATTATAATGATCGACAAAAGCTACTGGATTAGCCTTAATTCTATCAAGTATATATACAGGATTACCGTTATAATTTGTAGGGATATCTCCATAAGCATCAGGCTTGTTTTTTGTATTAACATATCCTTCAAGATAGAAAGCCCCATCCTCTTCAATTGTTTTCATTTCAGCGATAGTAAATACTTTATTTTCGTATTTTTCTTTAATTTTCATCTTTATTCCCCTTTTTCTCAAATTATACCTTTTTTCTAATTTGCTGGAACAATTGCCCCAGTATGGTTAGGATGGAACTCAAGATCCTCTAATTCTTCGAGTGTTATCCCTGTTCGATTGCAATCCGTAGTCTCATCTTCGCACCCGATAACATCAAACATCTGTACTCCAAGCTCTTTGTAACTTAATAACATAGCTTGGTCCATAGCATTTGATGCTTCTGTTCGAGCTATTCTTGTCGCCATCCAGCCATTTTTACCGGTAAGATTTGAAAAATAATCCTTAATTGTTCCTTCAAGCTCTGAAACTCCAGTGTTAGCATCTCTCCACGCTGAAATAATGCCCTCAAGCTCTGAAACTCTGCTGTCGATTGTTCTTGATGCATATTTTTCTGCCAGAGTATTAATAATTTTAGGTACTTGTGGATTTTTTGTTGATGAATCGACATCAGTTCCCATCGTTTGATTTGCAGAATTAATCCCGATTGTTATTGCAGAAGTAAAAAAATTCTTAGCATCTTTTTTCGCCGCATTTTTTACTTCAGCAAAATTAAAGCCTACATCCGATTTTTTTGGCAAATTATCAAGAACAACTGATTCTAATTCCTTATAAAATTTATTTACTGATTTCGTAATTTGTGGTTCTATTTTAAGCTTAGTCTTTTTCGAATTTCTAAGAATTAACTGCTGATTATACTTCCCAGCCTTTTTTTTTTCTTCTTGGGGATGTTTTCCAGAACAACCACAAATATTTTTCCCAGCTTCTTGATTTTGCGGTTGAGCAGTTTCAGAAATAGAATAATTGATATCAGATGCAGGAATATAATTCATCGGAAGGATATATTCATTTGGTGCGTACTCATCGAATGTTAGTCCTACTAGAGGCTTTAATTCGTTTGGCTTCATCCCCCCAAGCGGAACTAATGTTTGTGCAATCTTGATAGCTTTTTCGATATCAATGATAGTATCTTTTTTAAATTTTGGATAAGCATTATTTCCATCGATAATTTGCACAAATGGAGTTAACGCTTCTTCGATCAAAGTATGATTAACAGCTAATACTTCCTGCCATGCACGGGATTCTTCTTCTTTTGCTGTGTATACACTTTGCAATCCTGCTTTTGAACGTGGCACTCTGAACATCATCAAGCAATTTTCTTTGTTTTGTAATTGCCTATCAAGCATCTGGAGTTCATTATATTTAATATCCATACTATCAACTTTTGCTCCAGGAGGAACAAAAACAATCGGTTCTTTTGATTTCCCATATTCGAACCTGAAATTATCTTTAAATTCTTTCATTTTGCCCGCAATAGGGGCTTGGTTAACATCTTCCCAAAATACAGCTAGCTTTGCATTCGGACCTTTTCCGAAAAATATTTTCTCAAACAAATTCTGAATTTGTTCAGCTTCTAGAAGTGATGAATTGCGTTGAACTATACCCATCCCACGTAATAAGTTATTTGGATTCCCTGTTTTTATATGAATTATATTTTTTGGATTTAAATTAACAATTCCAGCAGAATGAGAATAACGGTAATTAACAACCGTTCTTCCGACTCTGCTATCAGTCGCACGCACAACTTTTCCGAACTCATCTATTATTTCGACAAGAGCAGGGTTAAGAATCCTTAATTTGTTTGGTTTCCCTGTGGTTTCGGCTAGAGCATTATCCCTATCCATAAGAATAAAAGCATTACCATCAAGGTCCAGATGCATACTTAGAGTTTCTTTGAATTGCCTCCCATTTACGAATTCTTCAGGATTATCAAGTATAAATTTAGATTTTGATGCATTTATAGCTGATTCTTTTTTGTCAACAATAATTAAAGGTACTTTTGCCACGTCTTCGGCTCGGATCCCAACACAGAATCCAATAAACCCAAGCAAAGAATAAGATTCAATAGCATCAGACGACGAATTAATACCATAATTTATTTGGCTACTACCAGAATTTACAAATCCAAAGTTTGCAGCAGTTAATGATTTTTTGCCGGGGAAAAATATTTTTTTAATTTTTGATATCATTCTATAAAAATTATATCATTATCAAACTTAATCGTCATTAATTTCATTTATTATATTTAATCCAAGTTTTGAAATTATTTCACGTCGCAGAGGATAATAGCTCCAAACAGCAAAAGTCAGTGAGTCTGAAACATCATCATTTTTCGCTTCGATTTTATTGTTATCATACGAATTATTTGCTAGAGATAACTTAAAACATACGTTTTTTAAGTCTTTTTTTAATTCTTCTTGATTCTCGAGATAAAACAATAAATTATTCTGGAAAAGCATATTAGCAAACAAATATCGTGCAGTTCGTTTTGTTTCTGCAATACCTTCATCGTTTGATGTCGATAGCCAACTAACAGCATCGATATCATATTGCCGCAAAGCCTTAATATTTTCTGGTCGTTCATGCGAACAGAACCATTTATCAACATTATATTTTTCTTGTAATTCTTTTATGATTTTTACGATTGTTCGATCCGATTCATTAATAGATAGAAACAACAATCCAGATTCTCCGATTGATTCCAATACGTACATTTTATGTTCTTTCGAAACGCCTACAACGGTTATTCCTGTTCGGTGTGTATGCCCATGATCATAACCCCCAAAAACATACTCAAACTGTAAGTTGTTAGGTAATTGTTGCAAACAGTTATCTTCTGTTACTCCGTCAAAAACTTGACCTTCGTATATTTCCCTAGAAGCAAGAAAGTTTCTTGCAAATTCTGCTTTTGACATTACTTTTTTTAAATCATCAACTCTTTTTATGAATCCTGAAATTTTTGTTTGTTCTAAGTATGTCCAATGGAAGAAAACCCAGTTTCTGGAAGGATCGCATTTTTCAGGATATAACGGCAATCCAGTTATTCCATCAACGCATAGTTGCTGCATTTCCGTAAAGTCCCATCCTTCGCCTTTTGGGGTAGTATTCGCAATTACCCATCCATCAGTATCAGTTATCGTAGGTAATACGTTTTCGCTCCAGACTGTAGGCTTCATACGTGCAACCTCAGTCATCACTATTCCATGTATCCCTTCACCAACGAGGTCATCAGGATTATCAGCAGATTTAAATTCTATCATAACGTCCCATTCCCCATCAATATATGGACGTATTATCCACATCTGCTTTGTTGACTTATTATATACAAAATCACGATTCAACTTAAATCCAGCAAAAATAAGGTATCTAAACAATTCTTTTCTAATTATGTTCGAATGCTTGTATTTCGGTCCTATTGCCCAATAATGCAGCCTTGGGAGTTCAGCCTCCAAGGAATGAACTTTACTCCCTTTTCCCGCTGCCAAATCTTCGCAAATATTCTTAAAAGCTTTGCGTGCGGTTATCCAATCTTTACCGCCTCTTCTAGTCGCTAGCAAGAATTTATATTTATGTTCATCAGAATAAATTAATTCTTGGATCTTATGCCCACCAACTTGTTTTGATAGGTCAATTTTTGCCATTATTTATATCCTTTTCCTTTTTTATATTTTTTCCAAATATAAATGTATCGGTCTCATGCTCTGGCTTTTCTTCAATCATCCTATCGATATAACCTCTTTTTTTCCCTTTGCATTTCAGATAAAACAGTATCGCAGTTAAGTCTTCTTCTTGTATTTTTTTATGTAATTTGCTTTCAGCAAAATCAAGCGTAATCGCTTCGATATCCTCCACTACTTTCCGAAACGCTGCATCTTCTCGTTGCCATTTATAGAACTGGTCCCGGCAAATATTCGCCATCTTGCAAGCGGAAGTAACAATACCTAATGTTTTTCGTAAACACTCCAGAACCTTTTTTTTATTTATGTCTGTTTTGCGTTTTGATGTTGCCATTTACCCTTTACCCTTTGCCATTTACCCTTTACCTTTACCTTTTTTCGGGTTTCTTTTGGAAGCTTTTGTTTTTCCTTTTACTCCTCCTGCTGATCCTTTTTCTGACATTATTCATCACCTCTCTTTTTTGTTGAGAATTCTTCCCCAATATTATTATAAAAACTTAAACAATAATTATAAAGCTCTTCGTTTTCTTGAATAGAAACTTGTTCGATGCAATCTGAAGATCTTAAATTTGCCGAACCAGAAAAAACTATAAAAAATCCTGA